GCTCATTTTCCTTAAGCTCCTTTTTGTTTAGCAGGTTAGAGATTTCCTGTAATAAAAATTCGTATGTACGAATTTGTCCAAGTATATACTTGTAATCTGCCATATTGTCAACACCACCAGAAGTTATTGTTGTGGTTAAATTAGCCAACTGGGCCTTCATATATTTTTGTAATTTACTTGCTACGTTTACTTCATCCATCACCTTCTCCTTTTGTTTATATTAACAATTCCACTTACGTAGAGATTTATTAATTCTTGAATTCGGGTCTCTTGCAGTTTTTGCAGAGGTTAATCTTTTCTTCATTCCAGACATTCTGGCACAGAATGATTTTCTTCTTTTAGCAGATTTAGAACCTGGTTTCAATTTACTAGGTTTAGTAGTAACTGCCATTGATAATTTAGAACCAGGATTTGCAGCTCTATAAGATGCAATACCTTTTCTATTTAATCCACCTGATTCAGATTTACCTTCTTTTCTTTGCCACGCAGGAGTTCCACCACTTGCAAATCTTTTTCTTTCAATTCCACGTCCTCTTACAGATATATCACCCATATTAATAAACTTTTGTTTTTTTAGCTTTAATTATTCTACCTTGTCCTCTACCTACTAGTCCACCTGATTTATAATGTTCAACTGGATTATATTCTCTAGTAGAATCTTCTGGAAATAATCTAGCATACTTTTCAGCATCCATTTCTTCTTGAACTACTTTTTTATAATTTTCATTTAATTTCTTTTCAGATTCTTTAAACTTCTTTTGTTTTTCTTTTGCTTGTTTATAATATTTTTCACCACTCATACTAATCCTCCATTACTCATCTTTTTACGTTTTGAGAATGTTGCAACATTAGTAGGTTTAGGTCCTGTATTACCAGCTGATCTTTTTCTTGCAACTGCTGAACGTCTTTGTCCTTTTGACATTGATCTTGCTTTTGCTAATGGTACACATTTTGGATAACCTTTTCTTTTTTCACCTTTAGATCTTCCGCATGGTGGATAAGAACCATCTTTACGTCTAGCTCCGATATCTACCCATTTCTCTTGAACCCACTTGCGTAAACTCATATTAATATTTCTTTGTAACTTTTCTTCTATTATTTATTACATCTCCACAACCTTTTGCAATACCACCTTGTTCATAACTAGATACTGATTTTCTTTGTTGTGAAAGATTTGTTTTATTTTTAGTAATAACTTTTTTTCTTTTATCTAAAGTTGCGCCTGCAGAAAGCATTCCACCATTTGCTTTTTCTTTTCTACCACCTGGAGTTACTTTTCCAGAACAAACAGCTGATGCATACATATTTGCATATGCACTTGGATATACATCAAATTTTCTTTTAGCTGCTGCTTTTCCTCTAGCACAAAGTTTAGCCATCTACTTTTTACCTTTTTTAATCTTACCGCCTTTTTTATAACCTAGTATTTCTTTTCTGGCTTTGTCTGAACCTATATCATAATCACCATCTAGGTTCATTATTTTTCCTAAAAATTTACCTGTAGGATCAGCAATATTTTCTCTATATTTTTTCAAAATGTTTTGCATTTTTGGAGACTCTACATCTTTTTCTTTAGTATAAAGAACTTTACCAGTGTCATAACCTTTTTTCTCTAACATCTGTTTTGTTTTTTCTTTACGCTCTTTAATAAGTTGCTGTTTTTTTTCGTAAGTTGTAGGTTCTTTTTTATTTTCTTCAGTAGATAAACCTCCACCTTCAAATTTTTTTCTTTCTACAAGAATTTTAGAAGTTCCTCTTTTTTGTATTCCAAATCCAGACATTATCTTTTACCCTTCATCATTTTTCTTTTTTTCATTTTACCTGATTTGGTTTCTTTATAACCTTTTTCTTCCATAGCATATTCTTTAGCTTCTTCAGCTTTAGATTCCATACCTTCATGTCCTTCAGACATATCTACATAACCACCTTTTTTAAGTGCTTGTCTTGGTCTTATTTTATAATCGTTTCTCATTTTTTTTTCTCCTTATCCGTTTTCTTGTTCTTTATTAACCGGTCTATTTGCCATAGTGCGTGCCACCGATTCTGCACTTCTTCCAACTACATATCCACCAAGACCTATTTGTAATAATGTCCAAACATCTCCTGGTAATTGTATTGTTATAGAAGCTTTAAAAAAAAATAATATAACAGGTCCTAATACATAGTTCCATATTAATATAAAAATTAATACATACATCAACAAGGGCCTCCATGATGATGCGAACCATCCAGCTTTAGCTTCTGCTTCAATAATTTTAGCAGCTGCTGTTAATTCTTGTGTATTAGATTGTAGTAGTTGTGTTTGTAAATCAGATTTTAATTTTGCTTGAAGATCTTTATCAGGAACTGACTTTTCAATTGTGCTAAATAAAATTTTAGCTAAAGGTGCAACAGCTCCTAACATTTGAATCATGGCTTAATATATTTTAGTTTTTTTAAAACCTTTTTTAGCTATTCTAACTCCTTTTACTAAACCACCTTTTTTCATTTTAGAAGGTGTAATAGGTGATAATGTTTCTAAATCTAAATCTTTTGGTTTAACTTTAATAACTTCTTTTTCTACATCAGTTACTTTTCCAACTTTATCTTTGTACTTTCCAGTTTTTATAAAATCTGTAAATTTTTCAAGTTTTTTTGGATCAGATAAAGTTTGAGCTATTTTTTTAGCTATTGGTCCTACTACCATAATCTAATACCACTTCGCTGATCTTTTTTTCTCCGGAAGCATTCTTCTTTGTCCACCTACTGGCTCTACTTGTGTTTCTTGTGGGTTAGAAACTTCTACATCAACTCCACCTTTTAAAGTTCCATCTGGATTTGTGAATTGTGCAAAGTCAACTTGATTACCAAATTCTGATCTTGAAGGTGAATTTTTAATAACAGCTCCGCCTCTCGCCATTGGCTTTCTAGATTGACCAGCTTCTGACAATGCGATTGCAATTGCTTGTTTAGGACTCTTTACTTTTTTAGAAGATTGTCCAATGTTAAGTTCGCCTTTTTTAAACTCTCTCATCACTTTACCAATTTTTTTTTGATCTGATGTCATTTTTTTCATAATTGTATCCTCGGTATTTGTATATACTAATATTTAAAATAGCACAATATAGCTAATTAGCTAGTAATTATTTTAGTGCTTTGCATGCCTTGTTTTGCAAGAGATACGCCAGCTCTTAATTTAGCTAAATCCTCATTTTGCTCTAGTTTTTCATCAGCAACTTGTCTATTAGACATAACTTTTAACTTATCTAGATTCAATCTATCTTCTGCTTCTTTTTTCTTACGTTCATTTTCCATAGCTCTTAAATCAATTTCTCTAGATTTAAGTTGAACTAATGGATCAGTTGCACCTAAATTAATTTTAGTTTCTTCGTCCATATAATCTTTAGTCATCTGTGCAATCAATTTAGCTTTTCTAGATTCAATCATTTGCATCATTTGTTGAAGTTGTAATTGAATTTGAGGATTCATTTGTGCTTGTTGTTGTAACATTGGCATTTGCATTAACTCTTTAGAAAACTCTAATTGAATTTGTTCTTGTGCCATTATTGAAATATGTTCTAGTACATTCTTTTGAATAGATGCCATAGCAGCAGGATTGTTTTGAATCATATTCAATTGCATAAAATTTAAATGCGCTTCAATGTGGGCTGTATGATCTTGTCCAGCAAATGCTTGGAAAGGTTGTCCAGTCATTGCATTGATATGTTCAATAGAAGGATCTACCGGTGTTGGCGGTTGTGGTGGAGGTAATATTAAATCTATATTCTTAACTCCAATCGCTTCATACATTGTTCTGTAAACTTGATACAAGTTATGCATTTGTGGATTAGACATTGCAAGTTGCATTTCAGTTTGTGCTAAATTAATTCTTTGTGTTTGTGAAAATATATTTGGATCTGCAACTGGTAAAATATCAATCTTATCATCAAAGTCTGCAGATTTAATTTCTCTTGTTCCACCTACAACATCATATGGATAAGTTGGTGGTAAATAAGTTGCAAATACTTTTGCTAATAATTCAAATTCATTTTTAAGTGAAGCATATAATCTTTTATGAATCGCAGACATCACTCGCGATCCACGCTCCAACAATGCCATTGTCGTTCCAACTGCAGCTTGTTGGTTACCATCACCCACTTGCATATCAGCGATGGACGCGAAGCGTTGACCTGCTTCAACAACGATACCCATTAATTGTAAAAGGGTCGCTGATGGTTCTTTAAATGGTAATGGCATAAATGCATCACGCAGATTTCCACCTGGTGCATCTACATCTCTAAACTCACCTGGTTGAATTGGTTGTGCATCATCTCGTACACGAATACCTCGCATTTTAAATCCAGATGGTAAATTAGATAATGTTCCTGCATCTAGTAATTGTCTTAACGCTTGAGTTGCAGTTCTAGATAATCCACCAATCATGTGAATTAATCCAAAGCCATAGAATCCAAGTCCTGGTAAAAATTTAAAGTGTACAAAATAATTAGTTTTATTTTTTAACGGATCGTCTACTTTGTAATTACGTCTTATAGATAAAACTTCTCTTGATGATTCTTCAATCGTTACAACGTATGGAAGTTTAATTCCTGTGGGCTCACCAGTTTGAGGATCTTTATCTTCAAAACCTTCTATATCTAAATTAACATGACATTCTAAAAGAGTATAAATATTATCTTGTCTTTCAACTCTAACACCTTCTAATTCACGTTCTTTTTCTTTTATAGGATCTGTTTTAAGAGCTGGTTGACCTAGTTCAACATCTTTATAAAAACCACTTACTTGTTGTTTACGTAAATCATTTTCAGAAATTTTTAATACATGAATAATAGCATCTGCATCTTCTAATGAAGTCGCTGAATAAGGAACGATTAAATCTTCTGCTGGAATAAATTTAGATACCGCTCTTCCAAGGATTGCATCATAATAAACTTTTTTAAAGGTAGATCCTGATAGCGGTAAATAAAATAACATTTGATCAAATTCTGGTTCATATTCTTTCATGACACTCATAATTTGATAGTTCATGAAATCTCTAACTCTTTCTGATTGTTGTTCTTTTTGTGAATCTATTTTACCAACAATTTGAGTTCTAACTGGTCCATCTGCTGGAAGTAATTCTTTGTAAGCTTGTGATTGAAATTGTGTTACTGATTCTGCAAGAACTGGGTGAGTTACACCTGATGCATTTCTAAATGGCTCTGTTCGTCTTTCATATTTAAAACCTAATAGTTCAAGACCATTTGTATATGTCATTTCCCAATCTTGACGTGATGATCTATAATCTTTGTATTGTCCTTCTAAATCAGATCCTATTTCTACTAACACACCATCATCTAAAAATTCTGCAAGGTTTGCATAATGATCTTCTCCTCCTGGCATAGATGCAACACTTGGATCAAAAGAAATTTCTGCACCACCATCTTCATCCATGTTAATTTCAACTGGAGAATCTGTTGGTTGTATTTCTTCTTGGATAGATTGTTCTATTTCAGTTTGACCTGGAATTTCAATAGTAGTTTTTGTATTGGGTAATGACTTATCAATTTCTGCCATGACTAACTATACCTTCTTCTAAATAATGATTCAACACCTTGTGAGTCAGGACCTTTAGCAGGTGGAACGGTTGTTGTCAATCCACCATCAGACATACTCACTCGTCCGCCGTCCGCGAATCCTTGTTGTCCTAATATTCTCATAATTTCTTCTCTAGTAAATCCTGCCATCTCTAAAGCTCTTGCAATTGGATTTGCACTAACAT